GAATCACTCAACTCCAAGCTTAAGGCATTTAGAGGCCAACTGCGTGGAGTTAGGGACATACCGTTCTTTTTCTATCGTGTATCGTTGATATTTGGGTAGGGATGCCACGGACTTTATCGGATGAGCCATAAAAACGACAAACAGATATTTTTATTGCATTATCTCACCCCACCCACGCAAATTGGATACAAATCATGCTGTGGGAACTTCTCGCAGCCGATATAGAGCGTATCGAAAGCATCGGTGTCACCGGTGCGGTGTTCGAGAAGATATTCTTCTGATTCAGGTTGTTTTCACCAAAAAGGTGCAGATGAAGCGAAGCGTAACAGGAGATGATGCCGATGGCTGCTGCCCACAAAGGAAAAGCCCTTGTCCTACGTTGGTTGGGCGCAAGACAAATGCTTTATCTATTAAGGTGGATTCGGATGGAGTCCACGTTAATATGTTCATTCAGTGAATCATTAGCATGTAATTTACCAAAAGGGTCAGTATAATAATATTTGAAAATATTTACTCTGGCGCCCATTCCAGTATGTGCTACTATATATTGTGTATTTGGCAATAATTTTATGAATGAAGGGTCGCGATTATATTCTCGTGTGTATGAAGAAGATTCAATTACTTTAAATTTATTTGGAATCTTCCTTTCTAAATAAATGGTGTCAACTTCCTTGCATGGTTTCGGGTTTCGTAGGAAAAAGTCATAAGTATATGCTTTGCTAAGGCTGTCCCATGGCTCAATGGAAAAATGCAGCATTTGGTTGATGTAAAAAACTTGTTCTTTTTCAGATAGTTCAAAATCATGATTGTCACAAGAGCACATCAAGAACAAACACATTGCAAATGTTATAATATACTTCATATTGAAAACTTTAATGAAAACTACATATTGACCTTTCTGATAAGTTCACTAACAACATTTTATAGTCCTTATTGTTGCCATTGAGAGGATTAATAACATGATTTTTAGGATTATCTGCAAATGCGTTGGTTGTATTTATTTCATATTTTGTAGTTCTATATGCATACAGATTTGCGAATACAAAAAGATGCATATTTTCTTTATAGCATAAGTATTGTCTAAAATAACAATCTATTGTATTGTTTTTATTAGAATAATGATTTTTATCTTTGTCGTCAAGATATTTCGCAACAAGATTTTCTACATTATCTATGCAATCTTTTGTCATTTGCATATATTCCTGTTTGTTCGTTAGAACTTTTTTCCCATTTGCAAATTGAGCATTAGGGGATAAAACATGAATTTTGGAATCATTACTGCAATCTTTCGCCCATTTCTTCTCAATAATTGTTGAGTTTGTATTTTGCTCTTTTCTTTCACCTTTACAGGCATACAAACAGAACAAAATTATTACTATGAAATACTTTTGCCACATATGGTAAAATTTCTGATTGAACATTCAACTTTTCTTTTCAAGGATTCTAAGATTAGGTTTTTATAGTCAATATTTGACTGCTTTTAAAATTTTCCCATTGCGATTTGTCCAAGCCTTAATACGACATTCCACAGCACCCAAGCCTGTGGATGAAATTGTATAGGTGGAGTTCGCTTTTAGTTTTATCATTCTTTCAGATGATGGTATTCCACCACGGCTAACAATATATCCATTTGGAATATAGTTGTTCAAATCAATTTTTGTAGGAGGTACACATAATGAATCTTGCCATATCAAAAATAATGCGCCTTCGTATGATTTTCCATTTGGAAGAACGGAGTCATTTTCAAAACATAAGTCATAAAAATAGCCATTACTGATATGGAGAGATTGTTTGTAGGTGTCGAAATCGAAATCAATCGTTCTTCTACAACCACAAATAAGAAAAGCGAGAAGGCAAATCACGAATTTCTTCATTTTTCATTATTTAGTTTAACCTTACAAAGTTATACCATAAAAACGGCATTTCCTCCGTTTTATTGTATTATCTCACCCCACCCACGCAAATTGGATATAAATCGTGCTGTGGGAACTTTTCGCAGCCGATATAGAGGGTGTCGAAAGCATCGGTGCCGTCGGTACGGTGTTCGAGAAGGTCTTCTTCGGACTCCGGCTGCTTCTCCATACTTTTGTTCTTGCGGAAGCCGTTGCGACCACGCTCCACTCCTGCGGACTGGACGGCGAGGATAAGGTCATCGTTGTTCTGGCGGTTGAAGTACGGCATCAGTCGTTGCTTCCCGGCAAAACCCTGATTGATGAGAAGGTATTTCTCATCATGTCGCATCGGGTTGCCGAGGTACACGTCAATGACCTGCCATCCGTGGCGCTCGAACTCATGTACTACCACCCAGTGGAAATCTTGATCGTTCACGGCATAGTTAGAGCCGAGGGCTGTGGCATCATAGTAGTAGATGACCGTCTTGTTTGGATGTGGTGCGTAGTAGGTGCAGAAGTCGGCGACGAGCGCAGGGATTTTGCGCTCGAACTTTACATAGAACGATTTGAGGATGTTTAATCTATTGTTGCGTGGCTGACCGCACACAATCCAGTTGATATTAGCGTTGTAGTCCATACCAATGCAGAGAGGTTGCATCGGGTCGATGTCCGAGTCCGTGCGACAATCGAGCGAGCTGTTGAGCGTAGAGAACTGGTTGTTGGCGTGGATGGTGTAAAGATCCTGCTGCGCCTCCTTGATGATGCGGTCGTAGCCGAGCGAGTCGAGGTAGTCGAAATCCGAAGCATCATACTTATGGTATTCCTGCATAGACGAATAAAATCCGTCGTGCGAGATGCCTATCTTCTGACAGAGGATTGACGTCTGGAACGTCTTTGGCGTGAGGTCGCGCTTCATCTGCCGGATGTACTCTTCACCGAGAAGCTGTAGGTTTTCGAGTGTGGAGTATTCCTTATAGTAGACAGCCACCGAGCGCATCTTGTTAAGCGACTGGTCGAGCCATTTGAGATAATTAGGCAGATATGAGGGAATGGGCTTGCGCTGCTCTTTGAGTTGGGCAATGCGCTCCTTCGTCTGCCAAATCTTATAGATTGTACCTTTGATGGTGTTAATCAGCTCCGTGTCCATCTTATCCTCATAGTGCAGGAACCAAGAGCCTTTGGTGGTCTGAGGCATATCCGAAAGCACCATCATGCTATGGTTAAAGCTGTGGTGCCCGAAGTACGAGCGTATGCCACCATTGGCAGGCAGAGTCTCGTCCTTCAGCTTGTTATAATCAATAAACTTCGCCTCGTCAATGAGCAGCCATGAGAGCGTTAGCGAGTTGGAAGAGCCAGGGCGGTCCTGACTGATGATGATAGCCACCGAGCCATTATAAAACGTGATTACATGCTCATAGTCAGCCGGTTCGGTGATTGGCTTCGCGAAGGACTTTGGCGGTTTTCTGCCTACCACATAGTGAACGCCGTTGATATATCCCCATCGTTTCCACGCTGCAAGCAGACCAGGGAGCGTGTTGGTAAGTCCGTGCTTAAACGTAGGCACGACGATACCACCAGTAGATCCAGGCATACGCTGCATGTTGCGCAGCACGAACGGCGAGGCGATGGAGTCCGTCTTGCCGGTGCGTCGTCCAGCCACGATGACCGTAGTCTTCGCGCCGATGTATTGCGTCAGGAGCTGAGGTTTGTTGAAGTACACACGCTTAGAGTGTTGCTTCGCCTCGATGTCCCAAAGGGAAGTATCAACTTTGTTCGTCATTGTCTTCAGGCTTAAAGATGTCATCAAGAACAAGGTCTGCTTGTTCGTATTCGATATTCTCCGTGTCCGGATGCGACGTAGTAAGTTCCTGCGTGAGCTTTCGGATGCGGTCGTCGATGTTCGGAACAGGCGTGATGCCCACAACACGCGGATCCGTAGTTGGGAAGAACGGTTGCACGACAATCATGTGGTACGGCACAGATTGCTCGTCCTCGATGTCGATGCGGTTGAACTTCGCATAAGAAGTAGCAGCCTTTTCCATCGTCTTTGTGTCCTTACGCTTCTTCGCCATCTGGTACGTCTCCATAATCATCTCGTTATACCGCCAACGGTGGAAATCGCGCGTACACTCAGATAGGTTCGGGAGCAGCGCCTTTACGATTTTCAAGTCTGCATACGCCGTGACTTGCGACAGTCCGTAGCGACTGCGCAGCTCATCGACAAACTGACGATCCTTCATGTCAGGGTTGGCGATGGACCATGTGACCATGTCCCTTAATCGAAGTAGATGTTCGATTTGGGGAACAGGATATTTACCTTCCAATTCCGATTGGGAGGTGTAAAGGTCCTGTTTGGCGATGTCGATGATGCTTAATTGTGACATGAAGAGAATTTTTAATTATTCATCATCCTCCATATCGAGGAGGTTGTTACGAGTGTTTTCAAGAGCGAGAGGAGAGCCGACGTAGGCGAGCTGCATCTCCTGATGCAACAGCTTGACACGAGAAGCAGCCTTTCCACGGTGGTAACGCTGCGAAACAGGCGTGCTTCGGTCTGCAATGTCACGGCGTAGTGTCTCAGGCGGTACGCCAAGAATGACTGCCATATCGCTTATTTTTAGGTAGATTGAAGCATACTGCTCAATCTGCGTGAGGGTTTCTTCAGAGTATTCCATACTCGAATTTTGAATTTTGAGTTTTGATTTTTGAATTGTCGGCTTTGCCGATTTTGAGTTATTCAATTAAGAGTTATTTCCTCCGGCTGCAGTGATGCGCTGTTGGAAAAGGTCGGTTAGCGGAACGGAATGGTTCTTTATAAGATCCATGACGGACGCATGAAGAGTGGTGAAGATGTCGGGCGAAGTGGAAATGAAGGTGGATTCATGGCGGTTGCCTCGCGTTAGGTTTTGCGAGGTGACAACACTAATCTGTTCTCCTGACTCCGCTTGCACGAGAAGGATTTTGGAATGGTTGTCAGCGAGATAGGTACGCTTCATCGTCTGCGTGATGAATGCCCATAGCTTCAGCGTTTTGTTCGTAGCTTTATGGTCGAGCACAAGAT